GCCCACAAGCGTGCGTTTTGACGCAGGCTACGTGTCTCCGGCTTAAGCGTAAGCAACATGCGCCTGCCTGCAGTGGTGTTGGCCTTAATCAGTGGCCAAACTTGCTGCATTAGCGCTTTGTGCGCTTGCGTTGGTGAGTAGCAGGTGAGCATCAATCTGCCATCTCCCAGTGCAGCAGCAATTCAGGGAAAAGCCTTCCAGTCAGAATCCCCTGCACAATTGGCAGTGGCACATTTGCAATCTGCGCTATCTGATTCGGCAAAAGAAAATCAACACGGTACATATGATGCACTTCCTCTGCGGTTTCGTAACTTACGCCGCTGTGTGTCATTTCTCGCCGCCTTGCTTGTCAAGCTCTTCCAAAGCACGGGCAAGGTAGATGCTCAAATCTAGGCTTTCCTCTAGCGCGTGAGTCAGCCATTGCCGTAATGCCAGCGGGTTTGCTGTCACGGTAGTACCGTACTTTGCAACACCTAAAGCCTGCCTGCGCGCTATCAGGTCGCAGACTCTGCGCTCAGTCCCGGTTGCCTCTAAAGTCATGGTCTGTACTCCTTAACAGCTTTAACAGCGGCCTCTGCAATTTCGTATGGGCTTGCGTATTTCCAATACGCGGGTCGCATGTCACCCATGTCGGATTTGAATTTCTCGATCAGTGCAAGTTGTTTTTTGGTGTATGGTTTGACTGATGTATGCGGCGTTGCTTTTGCCGCGTCGAGCATGGCCTTTTCCATAGCCTCTTGCGCAATCATCATTGCAGCAACAAACGACGCTGTGTCTGGCTTTACATCGTACTCATAGCGCCTGCCGCCATCCTTGTACGCATACGCCAATCGAAAGGTGCCGACTTCCAGCCGGTCAATGTTCTGCTCTATTAGCGATAGCGAATCGACCGGCACATACTTGCGGCCTACTTTTTTGTAAAGAGTGTCTGTTTTCATGCGATTTCCCCAACAATCCGCAGTGCGTCATCTACGCTCCTGGCGATATGCACTTCACCGCGCCAATCGGCTAAAAACGCATGTTGATCCGGTGTCAGCTTGCCCTTTGGCCCTTTTACTTCGATCAGCCAGCACTTGTCACTTTTTGCGCAAACAAGATCAGGGAAACCTTTGCCAATGCTGGCAGTGCTTTGCACCGACACACCACACTTGCGCAGCGCAGCCACAATTGCGGCCTGGTTTAGATCGACTTTTGCGGCTCTCATGCAATCTGCCTTAGCGCGTCACGCGCCATCATCATCACGTAATGCGCCTGGGCATCAACCTCCTCAAATTCGCAATCTGGCACGCAAACATCTGTTTTTTCGCAGCATGGGCAAGTCGCGTAGTACTTCACAAAATCAATTAGTTTTTCGGTTTGCTCTTGATTCATCTTTTCGCCTTCGACATTGCCACCGCCAAATCAAACTGCCTTTGCCATTCGTCCGCATCTTCTGAGTGCGTGTAGGGGTTGTTCACCGGCCATCCGCTACGCAGTGCCTGTGCATCAGATTGCGCCCTTCGGGTGATTTCTTGCTTGCGCTTTTCGTCAATCATTTGGCGGCTTTCAGTGCCATGAATGCAGACCGCAATTCCCACTCTGGGTGCAGCGCGTTTTCTCTTGCGTACACATGTTTTGCATATTCACGATCAAGTTCCTTCATTTTCAAAATCAATTCGATGACCTCTTGCTTAGTCCACGGATGAATATTCGCTTGAGAAGTTGACATACGAAACTGGTGTTCTGCGGCTGCTGGTGGCAAACTGCTGCGCATCTTTTACAAACCAAAGCGACTGCTTGTAATGCTGCGCATCACCGTTTCTTTGCTTCTGCAATTCAAGGCGGGCATCTGGTTTGTCGTGGTCTACCTCTGGGTCGTTTTCGTCTTTTCGTGCTGACCACACAGTGAATACGTTGTCAGCGCCATCGGTGATCTTTGAGCTTCCAGCAACGTCTAACTTCCCCGGCCCATGCTTTTCGTCAATGCCTTTGCGGGGGTGCGCAACCAAGTGCAAATGGCACCCATTGCGTCGGCAAAAGTCACACAGCTTGCGTACCGCTTCCTTTTGCGCGGTCATTGCCCCAGGCCCGTCCTCTGGAACATCGGTCATCATCAAGCTGTCGATCACAAAATGCCGCGTCCCGTAGCGCTTGTTGGCGTACAAGAACACATGCAACAAGCGGTCTATGCCAGCACTGCCGACCACATTGAATAGCCATAACTTGTCAAAAAGCCACTGGCCTATCGCGTCGATGTACTGCATGGACGGCCTATCCAATCCAGCCGCTTGCTTGACCATCCGCTTCAGTTGGCGCTCTGGTGTCATTTCTCCTGAAAACACCACCACACGCTCGCCCTGCTGCATTAGGCCAAGTAGCACCTGAGACAACAGCAACGACTTGCCATGGCCGTTGTAGCCCGTCCAAACCGTCATTTCGCCAGCCCTGAACTCAAACCAATCAAGGCTTTGGTCAAGTCGCAAGCACGGATCACGGTCATCTGCGTGAGCCGGGTAAAACATCGACTTCACCTTGTTGATGAAGTCCTGAGCCCCACGCAACTCTTCTGGGTCTTGCGGTTTTGCTGCGTCGATGGCTGTTTGAAAATCAAACCGCTCTGCACCTTGAATCAAGTATTCGTTTGAGTCTTTTACCGGCAACACAACACGCTTGCAGCGGTCATTTCCAAGCCTGTTGATAATCTCGGTAGCGCCCTTATTGCCTGGTTCGTCGTTGTCAAAAAATACCAAAATCTCGCTGAACCGCTCAAGCCTGTCCCAATCGTTTTCAATCCACTGATGATTTCCTGCCCCAGCGTTGACTGACAAGGCAGGTATGCCGACCTGATGAAGGCTCATTGCATCAATCTCACCCTCTGTGATGGCGATTGTTCTTACTTTCGGGTCAACCAAATGCCACCCAAAAAGGCAGGGTTCAGCGCCGCCAGCCTGCCTCATGTCCTTCTTTTCTGACACATTGCGGAGCTTGTAATTGATCAAAACGCCATCGCGCAGATACGGGAAAACAGCGTATGTTTTGCCCTCTACCGATTGCTCTGCAATTTTGAAGTCGGCAATGGTTTGGTCTGTTAGGCCGCGTGATTTAAGCCACTCCAACGCGCCGTGTTTGGCGGCTTGGCACTGCGGTTTTGATGGCCTTTTGAATACCTTTTGCTCACGCTCTGGAACCGTGTCACGAACGCCAAGGTACTGCTTTGCGTCGATCATTGCTTTGGAGATTGATTCGTTGTGAACCGCCGCCCAGGCATCGAGCAAGTCGCCACCGATGTTTGCGTTGAAGTCGCGCCAAACACCAGCTTTCGCACCTGACAACCGAATCGAGAGAGATGACCCTGCCTCGCCGTTGATCGACCCTACGACCCATTCGCCGGATTTGCGCTTACCCTGCGGAAACAGGTAGGCGGCAATGGCCTGCGCGTCTTTGGCCATCAGTTGCGCAAGTTCTCCAGCGTTCATGCGGTTGCCTCACGCAGTTTCTTTCCGCTTTTGAACCGCTGAAACGTGTCGTGGTAGCAGCCTGCGTCCATTGCGTTCCAGACCGACTCGAAGCCTGCATCAACCCACCATTTTGCGGTTTTGTGAATCTTGGCGTATTCATCGCTGCCACGCTTCACCGAATTTTCTGCTTCGATTGTTTTTTGGTCTTTCGCAACCCATTCTGCCTTGAACCCGATCCAGCCACGGATGCAGCATTCACGCAAAGCATCATTCATTTGCCACCCAGCCTTTGCTGCTTCGCTGGCAATTCCGTCAATCGCGGTCTGCGTTAATTTTGCTTTTTTGTTTTTTCTGTGCTGACAAAAATCAACCCAAACAGATTCGACAACGCCGTCAGGCGGCGCGATAGCGCTTGTATTCTTTAATACTGGTGTTGGTGTTGGTGTTGGTGTTGGTGTTGGTAGCTCAGCATTCGTTTTAGTTTCTTCAGCGTTCGTTGAGCGTTCGTTGATGTTTTCACCATCGTTCGTTAAGCTAGCATCGTCTTTATTCTCAACAGACGTTGAGCATGTTTGCCTTTTCTTTTCAGCGAACGCTTGACGAGCCTTAACTGACAGTGCGGCTGAAGCCTTCGCCTTGACCTGTTTGTCAATCATCTTGCCTAGTTCTTCATCACATCGTTCATGTCTCCACCCTTCATCCGTACTGGTGAAGAACTCATTTAGAACAGACTCAACATCAGAAGCCATAGACCTCATGCGTACAAGCTTTGCAGTCACTTGTATGTCAAGTGGCAATGGGCCTTCGCGTAGGTAATACAGATCAAGTAAGCGCCTGTAGGCCAAATCTTCCATAGGCTCAAGGTGAGCCGTATGGGTGGCATAGTCTCCAAGGTGAAATGGAAAATAGTTCAAGGTTTACGCCTTTATCCCGCTTGATTCTTTAGCGTTGTGTATGGCATACAAAGCCTGTAACTCAGCGTCAACAGGTGATGCAACGTCCTTTGCCGCCAAAAGTCGTCGAATCAAGTCATCGATCTCATCAACATCAATGGTCGTTATGCAATTCCCGTCATCTAATGTTGCAAGCACAACCATTCCGCATGTATTTGGAAATACGGCAATTTTTCTTTTCTTTGCGTCAACAACTATGAAGTCCTCGTTGCGCATCTCTTGCCAAAACTTGCTATCCATGATCACCCTTTCATCACTCATAAAAAAGACTTACGGCAGGCAGTGGGTGAGGCTGCTTTTCTCTCCGTCGAGATAGCCGGGTCAAAACTCATTTACCCGCCTTGTGTGTTGGCTGGTAATCGTCATACGCTTGTGCCCACTTCGCCAGCGAAACCGAGCGAAGCACGATCAGATGCCGTATAAAACTAAACAGCCGTTTCATGCCGCGCCTTTTCTTTTGCCTCAAGCGCCAGCATCTGCGCGTTGCTGATGTGCTTGCGCTTCGGCTTCGGTGTTGTCTCCACGGGCGCAATTCCTTCGCCTTTTTTCATGATGCGGCCCTTGCTGTCCCGTTGCAGCGGATAGCCAATAGGCACTGGCTTGTGCAACCTGGCCACCTGGAAAGCGTTGAAGCCTTCCGGGTAGTGGTCGGTGCTGAAGTCGCGGTTGATGCCATATCGTTCTACTCGCTCGATCATACCGCGTCAGCCCGCGTACACGTTGACGCGCATCCAGGGTTGCCTGCTGCCTTTTCTCGCAGTTCAGGCCAGATCAAATGCCAGTCTGTCGGGCGGAGTTCTTGCCGGGTGACGATCTTTTTGGTCTTTTGCTCAACAGCAACGCAGACTTTTTCATCGAGCGGCTTGTATCCATACGCCACGTTTGCCAGATGCCGCGCCGTTGTCCCAACGCTTTCGGCAAATGCGCTGCGCTCTACAGGGTCAAGATCAAACAGGTATTTTCTAAGTTCCATCCCCACACTATACACCAACTGGTGTTACTTAGGGTTTTCCCTTGGTTTAAAAAAAAGATTGAAAAAAGTTACACCAACTGGTTTAAACGACACCAAACGGTGTATGATTCAGTCATCGCAGCAGATCACTGCAGCGACAGGCAGCAAAAAAGCCGACAAAAGCGGTAAGCCCACCACCGGAAGCTGG